CCCTGCGTCAGAAAATATGCACTTCCGTTTGCTTGCGGAACGACTGTGACCTGCGCGTTGGACGAACCATCTCCGTTGATTGCAAACAGATTGTTTTGCGCATTTAAAGCCGTCGCATACGCCCAGCATTCGACAGTCCAATCGCCAGTTGATAAATCAAACGCGCTTGAGTAAGGCACAGAGAGATACGGGCCTGCGCCAAAAGTGGTTCCGTTTAGGTAGAGCGACTTACTGCCGAACTTGGGCGCGGCGGTGGACTGTGTGGCACCGTGGTAAGCAGTGATCGTTTTCGGGCTACTGCTGTAGTCCACGAACGTGCTGCCAGCCCCTTCCATATTGAGGAGCAGACTGACCGATGCGGACGATGGGTCTGTCTCCCACGCCGCCAGCGACGACCGAACCCACGTGTTCGTAGCGGTGCAGACATAGAAGTTACCGAGCGTGTCATACGCGATCGACCCAGCAGAGCCGGTCGCCGTGGCCGATGCTGGCACGGACGACCACGAGAGGCCGCCACCGCCACTAGCTGGTCCAGTCGCCCCGGCCGCGCCGGTCGGCCCAGTGGCACCAGCACCCGTCGGCCCCGCGCTACCAGTCGGCCCGGTCACTGTGCTCGAGGCTCCTGTCGGACCTGTGACCGATGGCCCCGTCGCGCCGGTCGGGCCTGCAGCCGTGCTCGCCGCCCCTGTCGGCCCCGTAACGCTTGGCCCCGTGGCACCAGTCGCACCAGCCGGTCCTGTCACAGAGTTCGCCGCACCTGTCGGGCCGGCCGGCAGCACCAGGTTGAGCAGCTGCCCGCCGAATCCGTCCGAGGTCAGACTGGCACCAGCAGATCCACCGGCATCTACCGACCCGATCGCGATGGCATTCGCCGGTCCTGTGGCACCCACGGATCCACCTGGCCCCGTGCTACCTCGAGCGAGCACGAGCGAGAGCACGGCCACGCCGGGAGCGGTTGGCGTGATCGTGGCCGAGGGCGTGCTGCCACTAGTGACCGTGCCCACGACAAGAGACAAACCCGGCCCAGTGGGGCCGGTGGATCCAGCCCCCGTCGGACCAGTAACGCCCGGCCCGGTGGGGCCGGTCACGGTGCTCGCGGCGCCGGTCGGCCCGGTGGTGCTCGCCCCGGTCGGGCCGGCACCTCCCGTCGCCCCGGTGACGCCAACGCCCGTCGGGCCGGTCGCACCCGCGCCCGTGGCACCGGTCGGCCCCTGCGGGCCGCTCTGCAGCTGCAGGCCATTGCCCCATGAGTTGTTGGTTTTCGGGCCGTACAGCACGCCGGCCGCAGAGTTGATGTACCAGTCGCCGCTGCGGCCGAGCCCGGAGAACGGCCCTGTGGTGCCGTTGTAAATTTGCGGGCCATCAACGCCAGCACTGCCGGTCGGCCCGGTCACGCCGGCTAGCGGAGCCCATGACGAGCCGTCCCACGTCAGCACCTGGCCCCCAGTCGGGCCGGTGGCAGACACGGTGCGGCCCTGCAACTGCGTCGCGTTGCCACTTGTCGGTGATTGGATTGAGAAGAACGGCATCACGGCACCAGCTGGGTGTGAATCTTGCGGATTTTCTGCTGCCGGTCGGCCCACACCCACGCGTTTCCGCTGAACGGTGCGAACACCTCATACACGCTGCCGTCTGGCTCGATGACACGATCGCCCTTCTTCGGAACAGCCGACAGGTAGTCGGTTGAGACGAAGAAGTCGCGACTCTCAATGCGAGTGATCGACCCGGCCTGGTCCATAGAGTCGTGACGCGTCATGCCGACCATCGCTGGCACCGACAGCGGCACCAGTGAGCCGACGCTGCGGTACTCGACCTGCACCGAAAGATGCTTGTCGGCCTGCTGCCGGAACCACGCTGCGCCTTGCGAGATGAGATCCTGCATGACTGCGTGCTACCGACAGAGGTACGAACTCCAATAGAGCCACCGAGGTCGTGCGGCCGGCACGATTGCCAGGCCGCACGACCCCCAAGCCGCCCGAGGGCGAAACATCAAGCGCCGGGGACGAGCAGCACGTTCACGGTCGCGTCGCCGCTGGCCTTCGCCGAAGCGGCGAAGCCCATCACGGTGCCGGTCACGCCGGTCACGGCCTGCCCCTGGTAGAAGTAGACCTTCGCACCCTGCGCGATCACGCCGGCCGGGGCCGTGATGCTGAAGATCCCATCCACATTCAGGTTGCCGAGCTCGTTCGCGGCGATCGGCCGCGAAGCCACGCCAACCATCGAACCGACCACCACCGCTTCGCCCGCCGCCACGCCCGTGGTGGGCGTGTAGCGGATCTTGTCGCCTTCATACTCGTGAGCCACTGATCACCTCGTTTCTGGGAAATGAAAAACTGTTTCGGTCGTCATGCCGGCCGGCGGCGCTTGGACACGCCGCCGACCGGCCACGGTTTGTCACGCTCAGGCCGTCGCCATCCGGTAGCAGCCGTTCTTCTCGGCCTTCGCCACGCCCCACGACCAGTGGCCGCGGACCTGGATGCCGAGGGTGTTGAAGTCGGCGTCGGCCGACTCGACCATCGGCTGCCGCTGCCCGTTGAGGAAAGCGACCTCCATTGCCGGGACCGCCCGCGGATCAGCTGCGAGCCACCAGGTGCTGGCGCTCGACAGGTACGCGGACGACACGACACGATACCGACCGGCGAACACGTTCGCGTTGCCGCGGACCGTGTCCGAGCCGGTGATCAGCAGGCTCGACGACATCGCTTCGGCCGCCGCCACCTCGAGCTCGGCCGGAACGAGCAGCACGCTGGGCGAAACGCCGAGCGGGTTGTTGTCCGGGTTCTTGAGCTTCCGGAAGCCGGTTGCAGCCGTCTTCAGCGACGTCATGGAGAACGCATTGCCAGCCGCCGCGGTTTCCTTCGCGAAGTACGTGCCGTTGGAGGCCTCGAACTCCGTCCAGAAAGCCTTGTTGAGTCCGATCGCCGCCCCGTAGCCGAGCCGCGAGCTCACCTGCGTGAGAGCCCCGAGGTCATCGTTCACGAGGTCGACCATCGAGATGCTCGACAGCCGTCCGTACAGCTTGGCCTTGATGGTCCTGCTTTCCTCGCCGGCATCCGCGCTGCGGAGTTCGCCGTCGTTGGCCACTTCCTCGAATTCAAAGCCGCCCGTCAGCCGCACGCCCGTGACCGACTTGTAGTCGCTCACGTTGCGAGTGCTGGCGATCGCATCCCAGTTCTGCTCGACGGCGGTGAAACCGTCGAGGAGGAACTTGCCGTAGGTCGCCGAGAGGATCGTCGAGATGCTGTGCGTCGCGAACGCGGCACGCAGCACCTGACGGCAGTTGCTCTCGGAGATCCTGTGGCCGGCCTCCGCGTACCCGTTGGCGCGTGCAGCGGCGAGCACCACCTGCGACAGGGTCGCTTCATTCCGTCTGGCGTGGGCGGCCTCGAGGGTGCGCTCGTCATACTTCTTCTCGACGTCGGTCAGACCTCCGGCCATGCAGAGGGCGGCCTCCACCACCTTCACGTCGTTGGCGGGCTTCGCCACGACGTGAATCGCCGGGGCAGCCGGGCGCGCGGCCCGGATGTCGGCGAGGAGCTCGGCCTTGAGCTCGGCCATCAGAGTCCTTTTGATCTCGTCCACGGACACCTCCGGCTTTTCGGCCGTTACGGTTTCGGGCTTCGGCTCCACGGCGACGCTCGCCGTGGCTTCCGCGACGACCGGCTGGTCGACGTCGGGCTTTTCGTTGGCGTGGTCCGCCATGAGCACATCCTCACTCGCTTCCGCAGCGATCGCGGCAGACGTTGAACTGTCTGCACCAAACAGAACTACACTCACTTCTCGGAGCGCGCTCGCACGCACCACCGAGATCGGGCCGGTGAACTCCCGGCCGTTTACGGTGACCATCTCGCCCGGGGCGACGTTCTCAATGCGATTGACGTCGGCACCGATCGACGCTTGAAACTTCCAGCCCTTGCGGGCATAGCCGAGCACCTTGTCGACCAGCGGGCCGTCGCCAATGACGTCGCCGGCGACCACCAGGTCTTGACCAGAGTTGTCAACGCGGCTGGCCTGGCCGATGGCAGCTTCCAGCGAGTAGTCGTGGCCATACATCACTGCCACGCTACCGCTTGTGTCCATGCCGGCGAGGTCGACCACCAGCGGATTGCGGCTCCACGACTGCCGGATCGCCCGCCCCGTGTAGCCGACGAGCTCAAACCGCGGCATGCCGCCGCCGGTGCCATCGGCGGCCACGCCGGGCATCGAAACAGAAAACTGTGCGTCGGTTGTGATTCGCTTCATAGGAATTCGATCAACTCCTCGATGTCGTCGTCCCATTCCCAATCGAAGTCCCACATTGGTCCTCCGCTGCGTCTTGGAGCTCGTTCACTTCGCGTTCAAGCTTGGCAAGCCGCGCCGCCGAAGCAGCTGCGTTGGGATCCTCTCCTCCGCCGTAGTTCACGTCTGGCGCTAGGTCGACAAACAGCCCGAGCTCCTGGCAGAGCGCGACCTCTTCGGCGCGCTGGACAAGCTCCTGACGCCAGTCGCGGCCGAGCCGCTGGTATTCCGCAGCCAGCGTCGTGGTATTCGTCCTCAGTCGCGTTTCCATCGCGTCTGCTTCCCGCTTCGGGTCGACATGCTCAAAGCCGTCCCACGTCCACTGCCACGTCCATTCCGCCATCGGCGGCAGACCGTCGGGGATCAGCCCCGGCACCAGCGCTGCTTCGTCAAGCCACTTGCCGACCAGCGGGTCAAGCATCACCCGCTCGAGGTCCACCCGCTCGCACTGCAGGTGCTTGCGGTAGACAAGGTAGTCGCCACGCATGCTCGAGTAGTTCGCGGCCGAGGAGTCCATCGCGGCCACGATGTACGGCATGTTCAGACAGCGAGCGATCTCGTTGATCAGACGCTTCACGAACTCGCTGTAGGTGGCCGTGGGCTGCTCCGGTTTCATCTGCAGGGCATCCCATCCATCTGGAATGCTCGTTGCCATGCCACGCATCAGCGGCATGGTCTCCCACGCCGGCTGGGCCGTCGCGATGCCGTCGGCCGGGAGGTTTGTCTTGATGATCGCTGCGAAGTCCGCGGCCGTCTCGGCCGCCGTCACCACCGCGAGCGTGTAGCGCCGCAGCATGGCGAAGAGCTCGAGGGCCGGCACGACCTCGCCCACGCCGCGGTGCTGGCCGGGGCGGAACGCGTGAAACCAGTGCAGCACGTTTTCGGCCGGATACCACCGCCCGTCGCCAACCCAACCCGATAGCGTCGCGCCGGGGTGGTGCTTGAGCACGTAGTATTCGCTGACGTTGCCATCCTCGTCGAAACGCAGCCCGTCAACGCTCGCCGCGTAGAGGTCCGGCACCGGGCTCGTCACCTGGTCGGCCTCGATGAGCTTCACGTCTAGCTGAACGCCGCGGAGCCGGCGGTTGGTCGTCTCGACCGCAAAGACCTCGCCGTCGGTGACCTTCGCAAGCTTCGCCAGCCGCAGCTTGCGGGCCATGTCGATCGACAGAAACCACTCAAACACAGCATCCTCGACGCGGCGGACGCTGGCGGCATCCGCGTCGCGACCGCAGTCCAGCTGCAGCCGCGGGCCGGTGCCGATGAGGTCAGACGCCAGCGTGCTGGCCATGCCGGCGAGGTACGCGTTGTTGTCGCGTTCGTAGCGAGCCCGTGCCCGCATCTTCCGGCGGACCTCTGGAGCCAGGGCCGCGTCGGCGGAATAGTAATCCGCCATCGACCAGTGGTTGCGATTGTGCTCGGTGGTCTGCGCGGCGTCATACCGAGCCCGCACCAGCTTGCTGATGACGGCCTTCTGCTCGGCCACCGTCTGCTTGAGGGTGGGGCGAGTAGACCGCGTCGGCTTGGCTGCGGCACGTTTTGCCATCAGCTGCTGGCCCCCGGTGAGGTGATGACGGCCCGACGCAGCATGGCGAACGGGCTGCCGGCCGCGATCGCGTTGCGCTGCTGAATCACCCATTTGGCGGCTTCCAGCTGCGTGTCGAGCTCATGCTGCTCGACTTCGCCGGCGTCGGTGCGTGCACGCTTCGGCTGCGCGAGATTCGCGGCGAGAGCGTCGACAACGTCATCGGCGGCGGCCATTGGCACCTCTTGAGCGGAACGCTCCGCTATTCATGAGTGTACCATTGTTCACGTCTTAACCGTCGAGCAGTTCGGCTGGAATCATGGCCCGGATTCGCTGCGCAAGCTCGACTTCTGCCGGCGTCGGCTCGCCGTACTTCAGCAGTGAGCGGCATGCTTCGTCGATGTCCCACAGCGCGGACCTCGCGCGGCCACCCTGGATGGAAGTTTCAAACTCCGACTGCTCTTCTGGGAGTCGGAAACGGATGAGCACGTGCGGCATGGTATTTCTCGTTTATTGCGTCACAAGCAATCAACCGGAAATAGAAAGCTTCCCGGCGGGAGGCGGGCGTGGTAGGAGCACGCTGCCATCCCGCCGGGAAGCAAGGATCACCGGTAGCGAATCACGGCGAACCACTTGCGAGCGGTGGGCGAGTATGCGACGCCCTCGTCAACGATCTGCCGCTTGCCAAAGTAGCAGCAGTTGCGGCGGGCGCCCTCCGCGGTCGATCCGCAACCTATGCCCTCTGTCTGGTTGCAGTGGCTGTGGACCAGTGTGCCCCGTCTGGCGAGCACCAGGGCGTGGTCTTGGGCGGAATTGATCATGACGTTGCGAGCGTAGATGTTCGTGTCGGCCACGGCGGCCGACGAGAGCGTGAGGAGTAGGAGCAAAGCGAGGAAACGCATGGTGAATTCCTTTTTCTGGAAAGTGGAAACCAACGTCCCAGCAGACTGCCACGGAATTCACTGGCAGCCAATAGCGTGTCTACCTACGCATCTTCGCAAGCAGGGCAGCCCGGCGTGCGGCGAGATCCTCGCGTGTGATGACCTTTCGCGGTGCCGCCGGCTTCGCTTCCGCACCGACGGCCGATACGCCCGCGTAGGAGGCCGCCACCGCCGCGCCCACGACGCAGTCGAGCAAATGGTTGTCACGGCCCGGTATCAGCTTCCACTCGTCGCACGCTCGCATCTTCGACTCCACTCGCACCGGCACCTCGCTCGCCAGGTGGTCCGCGATCATGTCGTGATTGCCGTCGTGGATCGTCAGGGCTTGCGGATCACCGGCTGGAAGTTTCAGCCTGGCCATCAGGAACGTCTTCCACGCGTTCGTGTCATAGAGCACGTGCCGCTGACGCTGGATGGTCGAGGTCCGCCAGTTGGCTCCGATACGCTCGCCGCGGTCTGGCTTTTTGTCCGAGATCGTCTGTCCGCTCGCGCCCACGAACCGGCCGTGCGTGGGCAGCACCCGCGGGCCGTAGCTCGAGCGTCTAGCGAAGTCTCTGATCACGCCCTGCGTCTGCGCCCAGTTGGCGTCGATGAACAGCTGGCCGATGCGCAGCACCGCGTCGTCGTTCTCGCGGGCGAACTCGCGGTTGAGGAGTTCGGCCGCGACGACCTCGAGCCCGGCGTGGATCGCGGCTTCGACGTTGTTTCCGTGGGCACGGGAGAGCGTCTTTTTTGCGTCACGGAGCGAGAAATACGCCCGGCCCTGCTCCGGGTAGGTGCCGTAGCTCACCACGTGCCCGCGGAACTGATGCCCCCACGCCACGACGGACCAGTAGAGCAACTCTTTCTGAACGTCGATAAAGCAGGTGAGCGTGTCGAGCCCGCGGGGCACCAGCCACCGCGGCACGTGGATCGCCCGGCCGCGAACCTCTTCGGCCGAGATCCCGGCGGCCGCCCCCTCGTCTCGGATCGGCTCCTGCTGGAACTCGCTCGCGAAGACGCTCGGCCCGTCGTCGAGGTACGCGTTGTAGGCATGCTGGATCGCGCTGTTCTCGCGCTCAGGATCGAAGCACGCTTCCCACGAGACTTGGCATCCGGCATCCATCGCTTCGCGGTTGGCGAGGTAGAGCTCGTTGGCTTCTCTGTGGGCGCGGGCCTGGTCGCCAACGACGCCCTTTGCGAACGTCCGCCGGAGCGTCGCGTACTGTTCGAGCCACATGTCCTCGTGCCGCGTGGCCCAGTGCCGCACCATCGGGATCCGCTCGCCCTGCCACGCAGGATGTTTCCCTGAGTCGAGCAGCTGGTCGACCATGTCGCCGTGCTCTATCACCGTAGCATTGACGACGCATGCCATGCTGGTGGTGTGGCCGGAGAGCTTCATCACCGACTTGAGCAGGATCTCCATGCGGGCTTGGCACTGCACCGGGCTGCGGGCACTGTCGCGCGTCTGCGGGTCGTCAACGATGCAGACGTCGGGACGCAGTTGCCGGCCGTCTGGCGTCTTCCAGCGGAGCCCGAGGATCGAGCCGGTGAGCCCGCGCGACATGATGATCGCACCGCTCGACGGCGAGCCCTTTATGTGCGGGAGCACCAGCGTGTCTTTCTTCCACTGAATGTGCGTTCGCTGGCCGTTGTGCGTCTGAGAGTTGCACCGCTGCGCCTTGCCCTCCAGGGCACGCACGGCGTGGCAGACTTCTGGGAAGTCTTCGTAGAGCATGTCGTTGTCGGAGAGTTCGGTGCGGATGGAGTTGATCGCTTTTGACGCGAGGTCGCTCTCGGCGGCGAAGATCGAACCGAATGACCGATGGCCGTAGAGCACGGCCCACAGCAGCGCGAGCTCGGAGATCGTGCTTTTCGCAAAGCCTCTGTAGACCGCATTGCAGAACCTTCCGCCGCGGAGAATGCAGTCCTCGATGCGGCCGATGACGCGTCGGTGGTCGTCGCTGAACGGCGAGAGCCCGGTTGAGTACGGGAAGTAGGTCGTGAGGAAGAGAAGCAGACTTTTCCCGCACTTGTCGCGGCGTTTCTTGTTGGCGACCGGCGGAATCTCGCCGATGTCGGAGCCCTTTCGGGTGCGTTCGCGGGACCGCTCGACGTCCGCCAGACGCTTCTGATCGCGGCCGGCGGCTTGATCAGCCGACTTTGGGCGAGCCATAAGTCCTTGTCTCAGGGGCGTTTCGGGAGAGAGTCAACGCAGAGGGGGAGTTCGGACCCGGGGCAGGGGACCGGCCGAGGGCCGGAAGGACCCACCCCCCCTGCGGGGGGGTGCAGCATAATGCAACACCCACCTGTCGTGGGGGTATGCCATTGTGGCATACCCCATTGTGGGGGGCGTGGTGGTCGGCTGTGCACGTGTTCATCCGTGCACGTGTTGTACGTGTTGCCCGATTCATGGGCAATCCCGCGACCGTTGACGTTGACGCGTCAACGTGCTCGAGCACGTGCCGACATTCTCACAAGCTAAATGTCCAACTAGATAAACCGTGAAGAATTCAGCGGCCGACAGACGATACCCCTTGCCATGCTGTATCCAGTTGGATATATTCGTGGCGTGGTCGGCACAGTGTCGGCCACGATTGAACCAAGAACACGAGAGAAAAGGATTCCCAACCATGTCGACCGCTGCCACCATCGTCAAAGCCGTTTCGGCAACACTGCTCGCATATGCCGAGGACTGGAACGGTAAATGCAAAACGCTCCTGGGGGAGAATGCCAAACTCACAAAACTGCCAGGGGGGGCTCCGGTTCTCGCGCAGGGAGTTTCAATGAGCCCGGGCATTCATTCGATTTTCGTCAACGTGTGCGATTTCCTGACCAAAGGATGTTTCAACTCGTGTGTGTTGCAGTTTGCCGGCCGCACGACCGGCGCCGCAGTCCGGGCAGCTGCTCGAGCACGGACCGGATTGTGGCATTTCATGCCCGACGTTTTCTATTCGCGGCTCAGGAAGGAATTGACGGCATTCGCGCGCCGATGTGCACGGCTGGGCGTGGTCGGCTACATACGGCTCAATACCGCTTCCGATATCGACCACGGATCCGAATTGCCGAACATGTTTCCAAATATCGTGTTTTACCATTACACAAAAAGTCTGAAACGTTGCATCCAATACGCTCGTGGTTTGCGTCCGGCCAACGAGCACTATTCATTTTCGGTATCGGAACGGACCACGTTTGCCGACGTCGACCAGCTGCACGGGCTCAATGTCAATCTCATTCTCGTTGTGGATGCGTGGTACCACCCACAATACAAAATTCCCGGAACCGAAGTGGCCGTCGGCCGTTTTGCTCCCCTGCCCGAATATGTCGAATTCAAAAGCCCGGCCGGGAAGACTATCCGCATCCGTTGCGTTGACGGCGACATTCACGATTTGCGCGTTCCACAATTCGACGGCCGCGGGATTTGCGTCTGCCTGAGGCTTAAAGGTGGAATTGAATCGAAAGCTAACGCTCGGAAGACAGGTTTTGCAAAACCGTGGCAACACGGTAGCGAAAAGGTTGTCGGCGAATTGACGCAACGCGGCACGATCGTCGTCAACATGCGGTAGCCGACGGCCGGCCGTTGTCCCCTCGGGCGCCTGCCCGAGGGGCATACGGCATGCCGACGGCATGCAATCACACCACGCAGGAGTTTTGCCATGCACGATGAATTTGACGATATGCCCACGGAGCTCGAGCTCTTGGAAACCTACGCAGACTGTGGATGGCCGCCGGCCGTTGCCGAGCTCGCACGACGTCGTGCGGCCGGTGAAAAGGTCCAGCCGGCCGGGCTAATTGAAGCCCTCGTTGGCCGCGGTTTTCTGTAACGGCCGGCCGTTGTCCGCCCAGGTGCTCGTGCACCTGGGCGGCATACGGCATGCCGTTGACGTCATGCCCGGCCGGCCCAGTGTGGGCCGGCCGGAGCCCGTTTCACGCCCTCCGGAGCCCGTACCATGCTACGTGCCGAATGCTGTGCCACTACCGGCGCTTGTGATTGTTTCAACTGCCGGCCGGATCCGTTGACGGCTGCGCATGTCGCAGCCGTCTACGCTCACGCCGGCAATCCCCTGGACGTCGACGACGTCCAGGAGCTTGAGCACATGACGACGGCCCAGCTGGTCGGCCAGCTGGCATTCCTGGAAGACTTCCAAGGGTAGACGTTGACCAGGTGCACGCCGGCGACGCCGGCCCAGTGTGGGCCGGCCGCGGCCGTGCACCTGCTCAATCGGAACACGCCCGTAGACTTCCGACGGCCGGCAGACTGCCGGCCGCGGCCGCACATGGCCATAGGTGACGCGTGAGCC